AACAGACACTTGATTAATGGAGTGGAACAAAAAGGTATTAACAATGATGTTAAATCGCCTGTTATAACTGCACAAATAACAGACAGAAATACAGAAACCCACCATGACAGACAAAAGTTACACAATGCCATCTCTGAGAAGAAATCATTACCGTGAACCTGCATCCACTCAATAACTCTCCATTTACGCAACAATGAAAGAATAAATGTCGCCAACAGTGCGACAATAACCATATGATATAAAAAATCCTGCATACTCATTTACTATTGATTATAACATGTCTCTTTAACCGTCATCACACCTTCGAATCTGAATCCGGCAAATGGATGCATCAAAAATTGATTATCCAATTCGTTGAATGTAAATCCTTTAAAAACATTCTCCGCACGTTCGTATATACGGTTAATCTTAATACTTCCAGATTTAAGCCAGAAACCACCATTCAACGCACGCATGATTTGAAACTTTACGGCTTCCGTATTGCGATTGTCAGCCTCATTGGTAACCCTACGCATATCCACCCATACAATAAGCGAAAATTGAGCCTTATAGTCAGATTGCCTGCCTGTGATCCAATCCACATCCTGCGGATCATCAATTACAAAAAATGAAAAGTTACCCAACACTTTATCATCCGGTGCAATCAGTATATAATCATTGCCACCTGCATATACATCAGGTGTATAATATTTCTTTCCGTTGATGGACTTCACAAGACGTTCTGCACGTCCGAAGCTATGATCCAGCCACGGAAGATTATCAGCTAACCCTTTCTGTATATCGGATATCACCCTATCGAATAATTCTGGATTCTTTGGTATTGGTACACGTTCCATTTTTATTTATTTAAAATTACTTCCTTTGCCTTTTTCATGAGATCCGGATAAATGTAATCCCATATAAGGCTCAATATATTTTCATCCGTAAGACCGAGAATCTGACGGCCGTATTTCTTTATCAATGCTTCAGTTTTCCAATCAGATGCTTTTATTTCAAATTGCCTGTCACCGACTTCAATGTAGAAGCTACTTTCAAAATCACCTGTATCACGCAATGTCACACGGTTGGTTGGTTGTCCTTTCTCCTCCTTAATCGCTATAGTCAACGGCCGGTATGGAGCATAATCCATAATACTCACCCCAAGCCTGTTAACCCCTTCTTCATACAACTGAATTTCAGCATTCATATCAACTATATAAGCTTCGTTATCCGTAATGATCCTTTGGATATACATGCCTGAAACCAGCCCCTCATTAAAGGTAACTACCCGACTTTTCAAATCTATTATAGACTGCAATCCCGCCATTATGTTGTACGATAACGAACACCGTGATTATTACATGACAAGCAAATTCTATCTAATCCCTGTGTATCTAAACTCAGTGCTTCATAAGCCTTTTTTAAATCGTAGCCTAATCCACCCGGCCTACCTTGTGTATTACCGTCAAGTTCGTAAAGAATATCCATACGGGACACGTTGGATTGATTTCGATTTACGCGTACATCCGGATTCATAGCCATTGTCCGCAATGCAATTGCGGCTACCTGCCTTTGTATCACTGTCTGAAATATCTGGCGTTGTGATATGATAAAATCAGTAAGATCACAGCCAACCGTTATCTCGCAATTAATACCATAATTCAGCGTATTGGTATAGATGTTTCCGGGAATATCCCAGAGTTCCGGATATTCTTCAAATGTAGTAGGTGCATTATACATGAATGGAGATATCTGCATGTACTTAGTAATCTGTCTCCATGTCTCCACACTACCGATATTACATGTACCACAAGGTTCACGGCTCCAATCCTTTGAAACATTGACAGCTTCCATTCCACGTGGTAGCTCGTCTTGATTATATACCAGATACCAAGCACCACCGGAGTTGTTTCCGTCACTGATATACGGCAGATAACAATCTTTTAATGGGAACCATTGGAACCCTCCATTCGTGACATTAAAATTCAGATAGAAAGTACGGATAGGGTCTATCTGCGAACTATGGAAGAGATACATCTTGATTAGTCCGGTACCACCGGTCATTTGAAGCCCGATACGTTCTATTTTAGTTGTCACTCCCATAGAACGGACAGGAACAATTTCCATTCCTACGAGTTTATGAGAATTCTGCAAAGTAGCACGTATACGTCCTGCACCATCAAAGAGTGTACGTCTTTCCAACAAATTTTTCGTCTCCTTATCCAAACCTTTCATTTGAGTAAAGGTTTGCACAACGGTATCTATACCGTTTATTGTCAGATTTTCAAGATAACTGGATAGCATATTGAAAGGCTGCCAAAAAGGATTGCCATAATCACGACTAAAGTCACCGTTAAAGTCGCTAACCGCTGGTTCTTGGTTAGTATTGCCCATTTTAGCCATCCACAGCATATTATTATGAGACACAATATCCCCTTTTCTATAAGGCGAAATCATGTTCCATTTCGGATACTGATAGCCCCAATCATCCGGTATTATGGCCGATATATTATTGAGAGTAACAAGAGGATGTGCATTTTGAAAGTACAATCCGCTATCGGTACGCGTCAATGATTCTTCTATATGATGTGTAGGATTAAGAGCCTGTTGCCATCCCACAACATTAAGCAAAGCCTGTTCTATTTCTTTTAACCTGTACATACCCTTTAATAAATAAAGGGGATGAGGACAAATATCCCATCCCCTTTCATTGTGTCATATCTAATTTTTAAGCCGAAAACTGAGCAGCATTCGTCACATATACAGGCATACCCAAAGGAGTATTATCTGCACGTGCAGCAATCTCAGCCTTGATGATCGGGTTAGCGATAGTTGCAGGATTACTGTTGTATGCAACCAAGAATGCAACATCAACTGAGAATCCGAAGAATTCTTTAACACCACAATTCAAATCTGCCGTTGCATCACCCCACAATTTAGACTGGTCACCAACTTCCGTATAGTAATGAGAACCTACCGGAAGATCAACAAACGGAATACGTACTACGTCCCATTCGTGGAAGTTAGAACGAGCACGACGTAATGCTTCACGGTCAACACGGGTAAGCACTCCGACATTCCCGTCAACTACTGCGAACAGTGTTCCCATTTTGCCGGATTCGTCAACGACATTGTTAGTATAATGAATAACCTTGTTGTCGTATTCCATTCGTTTGTTGACGTCATTGTAGATACCATGCTGAGCCAATTTACGAATAAGTGCATCAACACCGGCATTTCCGATCACGTGAATCTGTTCCGGATAACAGTTAGCACGCATCATAGGGTTAATATCACCTAAGATTTCAGTAGACATCTGAGTAGGAACTTCAATCACGTTACCGGTTACGGTATAATTCAGTTTAGATTTGAAAACCTGCGTCTTTTGAGCTTCCAATTGTGCAACTGCTGCTGAATCAAGAGCATTAGCCATAGCACGACTGATTTTCTCCATTTTGCGAAGCCAGTCATGTTCGTAACTGATTTCATTATTCATATAAGCAGCCGGCACCATCGTAAATCCTACCGCGTAAGTAGCCCATGTAACGGTATACAGCGCAGAAGTATTCTCATTATCAGCAATGACACATGAGCGAACATTGGACACCTGTACATTCTCATCATAGTTAATGACAGGAATCTGTACGGTATTACCGATCGAAGCGAATGCACGTTCGCGTAATCGGGGGTTAATAATCGAATTACGTGCATCGGTCTGTTCTACGAAAAAATCCAATGCGCCATACTCGCAAGGGCGGGTCATATTCCGGTCAAATTCGGGATCTTCAACACGCCAATTCTGTAATCTGGTTGCAATTAAACTCATATCAAATATTTTTTTAATGTTATAAATACCGGGTTGACCCTTTACCCTTTCTTATTCTCTTTATTTCTCCGGAAGGGAAGAGATATTGTTATCTTTCCATGCCTGATCCATAGCAGTCTGGAATTCCGCAGAACCATTTGTCAGTCCTTGCGTCATAAGACTTGAAGCAATCATATCATATGCTTCTGTTCTTGTCTTTGCACCAGCTATGCTAATAACAGTACCCGAACCTGTAACACCAGAAGGAGGTTGTGTGCCGGTACCGACTTGTTGCCTGCCTTTATCCAAAACCCCCATCATATCCAATTCACGTTGAATCAATTCATCAGCCGTAAATGGATTCAATTGATTGTTCGGATTACGCATAATTGCGCCATTTTCATCTTTGAACGCAATGATCTGACCGCCTTTCCCGTCATCGATCAGTTCCGGATGCATGTTTTTAATTTTCTCTGTCGCTTGACTAAGCAATACCTTAGTTACACTTCCCGGGAGCTCCGGTTTAAACTTCAAATTAGCCGTAGCAGCTTGCAATGTTGATTCCACACGGATACCGAACAGTTCTTTTTGATGGTTTTGTTCAGCGTTCTGGAATTTGGTATTAAGCTCATTATATTGCCCTGTAATAGCTGCAAGATCAGCTTTAGCCTGCTTCAAAGCCTTCGCGGTCTCCGCATCGGAAGCACCATCTTGGATAGCCTTTTCCAAACGCGATTTTTCTTTTGTCAGCGTATCAATAGTGCTCTGTAGCTGTACGGCACTTTCGGCCTTTGTCTTGAACTCACCAAGTACCCTTTTCGCATAATCATACGTCTTTTCAGTGCCATTCTTTGCAATACCGGTAACAGACAAAATATCGGCATCCAAGTCACCGTATATCTTACCCGTTTTTTGAGCAATTACGCTATTTTCGTCATTTGCAGACAAAGTTGTGATAGCTGCCAACTGTTCGTCACTCAATCCGGCCAATACCGAATTTGCTTTTAAAACTTCTACTGTTAATGCCATGATTTTACCCTTTAATCATTTATGGTTAATATTATTCTTCTGCTTCTTCAGAAGATTCCTTTTTAGGCCTGCCCGGTTTCTTTGCTTCCTGAATAATGCCAGACTCTTTCAATTCAGCAAGGATTTCCGCTTTCAGGGCTTCCTTCTCAGCTTTTTTCCGTTCCTCTTCAATCCTGGCTTCCTCCTCTGCCTTAAGCCGTGCCTCTTCCTCTTCTTTAGCAGCCTTTTCTTCTGCCTTTGCAGCTTCCTCTGCTTTCTTTGCAGTTAAGTATTCGTTCGGATCGTGCAATACAGTAATGGTGTGACCATGCTTTTTCAAGTTATGATAAACACCTTCTTCGTAAGCTTTTTTACCGAACACTTGAACACGTGGTGTGCTCAATCTCTTACCTGTATCTGAATCGAACTTTCTAACTTCGATAAGGCAGTGGTACAAATGTTCTTCCCCTTTGGGAACAATGTAATTTTCCGGGGTAACGTCAAAAATAGACACGTCTTTAGTCTCCCCGTTGACTCCTGTTTTCACGAGCATAATCAAAAAATTTATTAGTTATTACTGATATCTTTTTGTCAAAAGGCACCTGTGTGCCGAATTCAAGAATGTTCATGTTCTCTCTTTCGAATCGTCGCACATAGCTTGCAAAATTCAGCTTGATACGCAGTTCATCCTCACTAATCAAATTCTTACCATAGAGATCTAAAATCTCTGTACGGGTCAAATGCCGATAAGGTTCAAGTTCTGACAGTATCAACATTCGCTGCATCTGCGTCGGATTATTCCGGTATTCCGTCTCTATGATCTGATTTTGCAACGCATCCAATTCTCCCTCACTCGCACCTGCTTCTTTTGCCGATTTATACCTTTGACGCAATTCATTAGCATCATACAGGTAAAATTCAGTACCGTAATTGACTTTCGCTGAAACAAATTGTTTACCATATCGCAAGCGACAGACGGTCTCATCGACAAATTGCTGTGCGGATTCAAATCCCTTTTTAATACGGTTCAAGACAGTGCTTTGGCTTTCGAATGCGGCTTTCACCTGCTGTTCATTGAATGCTTCACGTTGCGTTACTTCCTCATTTTGTCCGACAACAGCCGTTATGATATCGTCACGTAGTCTTTTTTCTTCATCGACATTATAATCAAGACTGCTACGGTCAACAGAAAGCATCTGAACAGGATTATGTAAATCAGGCTGTTTTTCGCCCGGGATAGGTATTTCAACAAATGATCCGGCACCAACTATGCGTTTATTTCCGCATTTAGGGCACCGGAGAAGTTCAAGACCGAACTGGTCAAACTTATAGTGCCCATCCTTATCCCGGATAAATCCTCCATCGCAATAATCCCCATTATTTCCATTGCTAAAATCGCATGCCTGTTCATAACCGGAATAAATAGGGTATGCACCGTAGAGATCAAGATGTCTTTTGCTGATGTGAAAGAACAGGAACCAATCCAATGCTTCCAATTCCTTAGTTAGAGGACTCAACTTAATATCTGGTTCCCTCAAATTAACCGGTTCATCCCAAAAGAATCTTGCCGGGCAATAACCTAAATCATGAGGATTCTCAACAAGCAGCTCCCCTATATTATTTTTTTCTTCCCGAAATATGCGGTAACTATCCCTGTCGATTACAGCAATACGGCCAAAATCTTGACGGAATATTATAAAATCCATTATTCCGGTCGTAGGATTTGCCTCATAAGTGATTACACTTTCGATCGGAAGCCAATAGAAATAGGGTTCTGGATATTTGCCGGTAGATTGCTCTGCCGGCAAATCAACAATAAGAATGCTGTTTATCTCCGTTTTGAAAAACTCCCATCCTTTTTTACTCCAAACCTCTGGTTCATGCAGGACATCTTGCCGGTAATATTCCCAATCATCCCTTTGGTCACTGTTGAGGAACTGGTAATTGAACGCAGGGTTGCGACCGTCGAATATCCGAGAAAGCTTGTCAAAGCAAATGGACGTTACCTCATTCGTGCGAATAGGATAACGGAAAAGGGTCTTAAAGATCTTAAATTTATCATGCGGAAGAATGTTACTAACCATCGCAAGAAAGTCAGTAACAGGCTGAGATATAATCGGAGTAGCGTATGTCTGAGCATGGAATTTAATCCGGTTTTGCTGGATTATTGCTCTCGATATCGTTCCTCTTTTCTGAGGTTCCGTTATCTCTTTTCTTATTTGATCGATTGATAAACCCATTCTCTTTGTCAAACTTAAAACTTGAATTTGCCGGTAAATACCACCCGCCGTTATTCTGCATTCTCAGCAGCTTATCGGCATGGGTGATTCCAAATTCTTTCTCGATATTCAACGAATCACATCTTAATGTAACTGTTGTTGTCTTTGCCTTCATTTTTTAGCAATTCTAAGAGCAGTCAAAGGATTAAAATCAGGGGCAATAATAGCGAGATTGTCAGACCAGTTTGGCAAGAATGACCATGAAATGGCATTGCTATCCGGTGCTTCCAATCCGCCCAATGTTTTATCTCCTATAAACAGTGAACGAACAGGTATAGGATAATAAATTTTTTCATTTGTTTCATCCTGATCAGCACCCACTGCACCATTCCCATCAAACAGATAAACACCCAAATTGGATGCTTGACTTTCACACTGTAATGCTTTAAGTGCTTTAATTACCGCTTGTGGTACTTCGCGAATAACTCCTGTAAACGGAGTTGGCTCACGGCCTATATTCTTTTCAATACCTCCAAGTGTTTCATTTCCGCCACCAAAGGTACGTGCTGCGCCCGCTTCTGCTGTCGGTGCTTCAATGTACGGAGAAACAACAATTTTAGTAGAGTCATTCGCTGACAATAATGGAGTCCAAGACGCAAGTGCGGTAATAGGCATTGGAGAATCACCTTCACCGTTAAAACTATTTCTTGTTCCATCATCTTTATAAAGACGTTGGAAAGCAACTTTTTGAATCTGTCCTAACGATTCGGAACAGATCACTTCTGGAATATCGGGCAAAGCTGGTGCCGCTGGACATGTACAAATCATACTTTTAAAAATTAAAGTTATTAATATGTTATATCTCAGGGTCAACCCTTCACCCTTTTCAATAAATTACAATTTAATTAAATCAATTATTTAATAGAATCAAATAATCAATTATGCAATAACACTTTATTGCACGCACAAATATATATACTAAAAATCAAATAATCAAATAAAAAGCTCTATTTTTCTAATTACGAACTCTAATACCTCGTGGTTTTGAACTTTCCGATAATTTATTAAGTGCTACATAACGTAATGCATCCAACGCATGATTATTGCTATCAATAGGTTCATTCCTCAATTCTCCGGTTATTTTATCTTCTTTCCACTTATAATTCCTAAGTTCATATATTAAATTAAGACTTGACTTTGTAACACATATCTCATAACGTTGTAAAATCTGAATGCCATTACGAATTGAATCTGCTCCCTTATTTGCCGCTTCTATTTTTTTTATTCCATAATTATAAATCTCACGAATTGATTTTTGTTCAGCAGAATCAGCAATAACATCGCAGTCTTTATCCCTAAGTCTATCTGCAATTTGGTCATTTGTAAGACCTCTCTCATAACAATGTTCATTCACCCATAATTTCCCATCATATTGATAAACATCAACGATCGCAGTAGGATCTGTTGTAAAACCAAAATCCATTCCCCTACCGATCAACTTTGCAGTTTCTGGTATGGAATCAACTTGCTTCCATCTTGAATATATAATTCCGACAGAACGACCTGTTAATCCAAGACCGTAGACCCTCCACCAATTATCATCGTCTTTGTGAGATTCTATTTCTGAAATTTGCTGTGGGGTATTAAAAGGATTGTCTTTATATGTAGAATGTACTTCTATAGTATTTTCTTTAACTTGTACCCCCTTTAATTCATACCAAAACTCGCAATCTGGATTCCAATCAAGAAATACACATTCCCTTGTACGAACAGACAATTGTCTATAGGTTTCATATGGAATACGATTACATTCATTAATGAATAATATATCCCTTCTCCCACCTTTCACCTTACCCCAATCATCAACTGAAAAAAAGCGTATACTACTACCACTATTGAACGTATATTGATGATCAGTAGAATTCAATTTAAAATCCCTGTCTTTTAAAAGTCCCTCATTAGACAAAATATCATCAATATCTTTTAATGCTCCTCTTTTTAAATGTGGCATGCTCTCAGATACAATATTTATATCCTTTCCATTTTTACTACCGACAGCAATAGACACAAGTAAGGATACAATAGAATATGTTTTTCCTGATCTTGTTCCTCCACGGTTAGCAATCGTTCTAACACCAGAAAGATAAGCTTTCAAACTCTCTCTGTATACCTTAACAACAATCATTATTCCTTATTTTTAAGTTGTTCTATCAAATTAGCATCTTCATCATTGGAAACAATGATATTAAGTCCTGTCGAAATCTCACCTGAATGCTCAGTATTTTGCTTATTCTTCCACCTATCTGGTTCTAAATTCGTTAAAAGGAAAATACCGGCGCCGATATTCGGTTCAACACGAATATTCTTCTTTACCTCCTTTTTGATCTTTTTCTTTTTACCTTCAAAATAGTATTCGGTTGATGTCTGCTCGTATTCATATCCAATGGCAGCATTGGCCATAGAAGATACAATACGACGTTCAAGACCATTTTTGAAATCATCTTTTGCCTTTTTTATAGCATTCGAAAAGTCCGAATTTTCCATCCAATTATAATAAGTCTGTGCATCTATGCCGAAGCGCTTGCAAAAGTCCTTTAACTTCGCTCCACCATACTCCATCAGCCCGTTTTCACGAACCCAATCTGAACACTGCTGAATCATTTCATCATTAAACTTTGCCATATTTTGTAATCCACATAATTTTCATTTATAATTTAAACTTCTTGATTAAGAATTCCCCCCACCATATAGATATCATATTCACTCCATCGGCAAAGTATTTTAATACTAAGGCAATACATTGAATAGGAATTGATACAATCATGACAGGATATCTTATCACATTGTGAAGTATCTTTATTTTATTTTCTTTCATATTGTCTATATAAGTTTTAACGCTTCCTGAATTCCGGCTTCCAATGCTTCCTCGTAGGTGCTGTAACGAACAGGAGTTCTGTCCTCCAATCCTATCAGGTCATGGGTAGGTATTGTCAGAATATCGTAAAGCCAATAGTCTCCATACATATAGCCTATTTCAATATGGAGGAACTTAGTGTTCCTCAACCACTTTTGGGTGAGAGATTGGGTAGGTGCAGAAAAACAATCATCCTTTTCATTGAAATTCTCGGATTCGTCGTAAGTTTCAGACAGTTTCATGTCACCTTCTATGGAATCTGCTTCATAAAAAGTAAATACATTTTCACTAAACCCTTTTTCTTTCAGCAGCTTTGCTGTTTCTAATTTTACAAATTCTTCAGTCATGGTTATTCCTTTTTTAATTCTTCCAATACTTTCTTCGCTATCTCATGATGAGATAACTGTTGCCAATCAGAACAGATATCATCCGCTTCATTATCGTAATGATTAGCATATACATATTCATTCAGTTGCTCACGAAAATACTCACCGTCTAAACCGCTATCATCACAATCATCATACATTCTCAATTCATGGGCTACGTCCTTACATTCTTTGTGTGTTATGAAGTCATACACAACTCCGTCATAAACATCTGTCTGACGGACATATTTTTGTCCTATCGTAATCTTTTCGCAACAAAATTCACACCTATGTTCTTTTTTAGCTGTTGGGTAAGTTTCTCTTAGTATTGTTGGCATAGTTATACGCCAAATAGGCTTGTTTGTATTAAAGTTCCTTTCTCTGTTTTTATTTCGCCAAAGCATTGGCGGCGGAAGTATTCTTCTTGGTCATTATAAATATCTACATCTTTCTCGGTAGCAAAAAAATCAAAACCAAGTTTATACGCTGCAATTCTATTTGTACCACTTCCAAGATGTGAATCGTATATCTTCCAACCCGCCTTAGCATAAGTCTTATATATCCACGCATATAACTGAACTGGTTTCTGTGCCACATGTCTCTTTGCGTAATTAATAGCTATTTTTGCATTGTTTGAAACGCAATTTTGCATATTCGCCCTACTGGTTCTGAACATCTTTGTGCTTATATTAAAGGAGGTGTATGCAAGTTCAGCCATGGCAAACGTAACGCCATCCGGCTGCAGCTTATCATAAACAATCCATCCCATTGACGGGGGTATCCATCGGCTAAAATAGTTAGCACCAAATATTATTTGATTCTTACTCACCCGAAACAGCTCATCGAAATACTCTTTATCAGGCGGCTTTGAATCCCAATCTTTACTTTTATACCGGGTTATTTTACCTTGACCTTTCTTCTGTCCAATGCTTCCGTTTCGCTTAGCTATCCCGATTCCATATTCAGGGTCTACGACAGCCAAATCGAAAAACTTATTTGGAATGCCTTTCATATATTCCATGCAGTCCATATTATACACTTCACTTATTGGCATTATTTACCTCCTTTCTGTTTTGTATTGAATTATTCTTCGGTATCGAAATCTTCATGATATAAGTTATATCCAGCTAATATGGCTTTCTTTAACTCCTCCCGGAGGTCGCAGTTACCTGATCCAGACAAGAGCATTCGGTCAGCTATTTCGTATGCACGTTCTTCCAAAGTTTTTTCACCCACTTTAGAGTATTGGATGGCCATACGCGTATGGTATTTCTCACCTTCGTGATTCAAAGTCTGACTTAAAGCCACTTCACCAACATTAATCCGAATAGCTCTTTCTGATAGTTTCATAAGAACAAACTGCATTAATCTAAACAGACCTTCACCGCCTTCATCCGATACATTCTTTAAAAACTTACAAATTACTTTATCTTCTTCTTTTGTTAATTTCATATTGTCTCCTTTCTGCACTGTTATTAATCAATTATTTCAAATGTAACTTTTACTTTTTTACAGCGATAGCCCCTCTTATACCATTGCTTCCATGTACGGGAACACCCCTTACACCATTCTTTAATGCAGAAACTTTTGAAATATTTCTGCGTATTCATTACAATAAGGCCATCAGGATAAACGATAACGTACATTATATCTTCACGCATATTGTCTCCTTTCTATTCAATTTTGAGGGTTATCCGATAGAAGATAATGCCTGCATACACTCGAAAATAAAAGATGAACTTAAAGCGTCATACACCTCATCCGGTATATCTTCTTCATTTTCAAAGCTACCTTCAACGCTTACTGAACCATAGCCTGTTGCAACATGCTTCTCTTTATACTCTTTACCGTCAATGATTACGGTGCTCTCCCAACCATTAGGAGTAATTTCGATTTTTATCTTATTCATGTTTATCTTGGGTTATACGTTAAATATAATATCCACTATAATCAGGATGATTACTTTCCAAAACAGCTTTCATTGCATCCTGAACATTATCAAAGTAACCTAAAGAAACAGCATCCGAACCTGTTTCCTCGTCATATGGAGTAGGATAACCAGCTTCAATTTTTCCTCTATTTTCACCGACCATTACTTCATGAACCCATCCATAAATGTTTGTTTTCCACTTATCAAACATTATGCTTTTCCCCATAATATACTCTACTTTTATCAAGTCATAGTCATTAGGATAGTTAGCATTCTGTTCCCAATAAGCTTCTGAATTGTCAACTGTTATTTTACTCATATTTATTCATAATTAATTTGTTTTGAGTTAATAATTAACAGCACATTGAAAGTATTTCCAATGTGTGCTCATAATATTCACCTTTCATTATCTGTAATAAAATTGGTGGTTCATGATTGATTCTGTTCATTATTTTCTTTTACTTATCTTTTAAATAATTAATATACTTTCCCTTAGCTTCTTTGAAGAAGATAAAGCCACACTTTATTGGTAAATCAAATAGAGTTTCCGGCTTGTTAGCATCCATCTGTTTAATGAAATCGGATTGCAATATTTTCTTATCCCAACAAGCATATTCAATGGCAGACCAATAACGATTTAGAATGCCACCAACAGACAGCCACCATAAAAAATCATTCAATGTTTTCATATATGAATCTTTTGTTAATTAATCGCGCAAGGCTACAGCCAGCAATCCCAATGACATCAACAAGATGGAGACAATGGCATATAGAAATGCATATTGATATCTATTCATGTCCTACGAATTAAAAATGTGTGCAAAAACGCTCTTCTCATCAGAAAGTTCAAGACTGATTTGTTATTCGTTAATTAATTCTGGGTTGTCATAGATATTACCTTTAACTACAAACATTTTACATGTCTGTTGAATAGTATTTTCTACAAAGCCATCCCATCCAACCCAACACCCTTCTTTGGCGCACCATTTAACCTCAAATGAAAGTCCTATGCGATGTTTTCCAGCCGTTGTAATATAGTCAAGTTGTACAATATCTCCCTCATAAATCTCTTTACCGTTCCTATCGAGAAGCCCTGTGAACTGTCCGACTGTCTCGTTGGCAACTTCACAATCATCCACAACAAATCCGAAATTATCTGTTTCGAAACTTGCTATATTCTTAAAGATTACAGTTTTGTTTATGTTTAGCGAGTGGAAATTAAAAGAATAATTGGCAAGATTTCCACATATCCATTTTCCGTCCTTGATGCGCTTACCTCTGAATCTGATTGTTCTCATTATGTTACTTTCTACTTTGTTATACGTTAATAGACATTCTTTTAATATGCGCAAAACATTCATCCATAGCCTTGTCAAAAACTTCTTGACTTATGATATTTTTCTCAATCCGTTTCACGTATTCACTTGCGTAAGATGCAAGTTGGATGCTTGAATCACTATTACTTACATCTTCTCTGTTGTCAAAATATATATGTATACAATCATATACCACTTCATCACCGATTTCATCAGTATTTACCCTAACTATCGCTGTGATTTTTTCGTAAGAAGTATGCGCCATGTGAATACATTTTCCAACGAGATATTGATATTTTGCCTTTTTCTTATCAGCTTCCTGTTTCTTTAGCTTCTGTATTTCAGCTTCTAATTTCTGTATTCTGTTCATATCAATCTATAAACTCTGTATTATCATTTACTTGTGCGTCATCACACACCTTAACCGCAACATTTCCATTGGGCTTTAGCCTACATTCTTGAATTTCCCTTGTTTCAATAAGTGTGAAAGAAGCGTGTGTATTGTTAGAGTGCAGGTACTCACCATCCCAAACCCATATTCCACCGTGTATGTCCTTGAATGTACCTATATTTGGATTTAAAGTTTGCAGTATCGCTTTGCGACCTACATTGGTCATGGCAACAAATCCGTTATGGGTTGGATTCATTTCTTTTACTTCCTCATATAGAGCATTGTCAAGCTGTTTTAGCCATAAAAGGAATTTCGGCACTCCCTTGTCTTGGTAATCTTTTATTCTTCCTCCAAACAAAGCATAGGGGGTAAAATTGATGATTTGCTTGGATATAAACTCTGCATTAAAATGCTCTCGTTTAATAATCGGTCTTCTACAGGAGAAAGCGCCACCTCCATCCACAAACTCTATATCTTCATTCAAACCCAAGTGTGCAATCGGGATATATACAAAATCTGTGAAGTATTCCAGTTTTTTCGGTTGGGTTAATTTAGACCTATAAACATCTTTATGCTTCTCTTCAAATTCTCTTATCCAAGTATGGAACTTGCTTGCCAATCTTGAATATCCTATAACTCTACCTCTACTCCCATGAGGACAATAATTATCAAAAGCAACACAATTGCCTTTTGCGTACAACTCGCATTTTTCGGGACATTCGCAATATATAATATGACCGATTGCTTTTTCTGATTTCTTTTGCTTGAATAGTGCATTTGCTGGATTCCATACCCATGCGTCAATTTCTTTCTTCATAGACCTTTCTCCTTTTTTTGTTCCACTATTTTGGTTCATTACTGATTTGTTTTGAGGGTTATTCTTTTTAATCAAATGGATAATTCAATTTTAGTTCTTCCATCATAGCTTCTACATCTTTGGCTACCAATTTAGCCATCTCTTTAGAGGTTATATTAGGATTTGCAGACAATCTACCCTGCATTGCGGCAATAGCAAAATCATGGATATGTTTATTAATATAGGCAGTAAAATTACCATAACCATTTTCCATTAGATATTGTAAATCAATTAGCCAATTAGCAAGTTGTCTATGTTCTTCTGCACATTCTCCACATAGTTCTTCACTCTTCTTCTTTGAATGTTCGATTGCTTCTGTTAATGTCATAGTGGCTTTAATTTTGGTATTTCATTCATGATTGCATTTATACGTTCTATTTCTAATTTTGCAGCAACTTCTAATTCTTCGAGATATTCATCAATAAATTCGTACATCTCATTTTTACTAATTGTACCCTCGGTTGGATCCCCTGTTTCTTCTTCATTTGCCATATATAAACGTTTATTGCATTTTTTATTGGCTAAATTCTTATGATGATCTAATCCTCCAGAATAAAAAGGTTCTATACAGAAAAAATAATTGCCGCATGCTCTTTCGATATGAATATCTCTTCTACCTCTATAACGGCTGATTCCCAAATTGCATGGGTCAGGGCCTTCTGCCATTTTTTCCATAGCATTAAAATCAGGACCTTTTAATAATTCATTAAATTCTTCTTTTTTCATTTTTTCTCATTTTTAATCAGTTAAGTTATTCGAAAATTCCGAACAACTACTTTTTAGTTCTTTTCTATTTGATTTTTATTATTACTCTATAAAAAATCCTTGTAAGTGGCCGCACTTATCACACTTATGAGCACTTATTTGGATTTCGCCATCGGTAGCGATAGATTTTTCAATCACACCTGACTTGTAAGGTTCATCGTCATGTGTGTAGATGAAAGTGCCCACGACAAGCGCAAGCCTTCCACCGCACTTGTCACATACATTTACGTTATCTTCGTTCATGACCTCTTTGATTTTATTTGGATCGTTCTATTAATTAACTGCACAAGGCTACAGCCAGTAATCCCAATGCCATCAACAAGATGGAGACAATGGCGTATAGAAATGCATATTGATATCTATTCATAAACAGGTGATTTTAAAAGATTTATAGCTTCTTGATCTCCAGATGAAGCACGCCTTAATATCTCTTTATACCAAGTGTAAGTATTATATCCATCCGGAACAATATACCCTTTTGGAAGTTCTCTTCTGTTTAATGCTTCCTCGTTTCTGCGTTTTCTTTCGCAAGATTCAATTTCTTTTGAACGTTCAGGAATAAATTCTTTAAAAAAGGCATTCCCAATCCTCCGAGCATCAAATTGAGAAAAGGAATTATCATATCTCCCAGCTTTGTATCTTGCAAAGAATAACATCAACTCTGACAGCTTATATATTTTAACCTGAGAAGCAAAGGATTGAGCAAATATTGTAATTCCATCTACAACTCCAGAATCCTTGCTTGAACTTGATCCAAATAATGCTATCACTTGACCATATATCCAAAACTCAGCATTCCCTTCCCCATAAAACTCATCGTACTTTTGCAGTGTAGGACAATCTGCATAATAGGCTTTTTCCGGGTTTCTGGCTGTATATCCCCAATTTTGAGGGGAAAACACACGTTCAATATCAGAAGGGCTTCTCCACTTCGTTAACCAAACCTTGCTCTCTGCGTTGACGCTCGGCAATATATTGCTGCATGGCATAGACATTTGCTTCATACTTGCTATTACCTGATTTCCGATTGTTTCCATATTTTTGATTTAACCATTCTTGATAATCACGTTCCGTACCCGTAAATACTACACCAGTCCAACCGGATTCAATTGCCCTTTCAATTTGTAGGATAGCAAACTCTTCTTCAAATTTTGAAAGTTTATCTAACGATAGTTGCAAGGCATAATTGAGTTTCTTTTTCCATTTTGGAGTTTGGCGAAGTGCTTCCCACGCTGACATAAAAGCTATCGAAGTGAATGGATATACTAAAGGCTTTTCATCCCCTTCTTTTTTCTTAGATTTTTTAGGCTTTGTAGGTGGGGTGCTCTCGTGCGTATGCGCGAGATTACTCTCTATGTTTATAGTTTTAATATCTATAATAGGTGGGATTTGCATATCATCAGTACCATTTACCGATGATATTACCGATGAAGCGTTTTTATCATCAGTATTTTCATCAGTACGTAGTACCGAAGATATTACCGTATTGTTTACCGATGATTGACATTCCTCTGCTGATATATCATCAGTATTTTCTTCGGTATTTTCATCAGTACCATTTACCGATGATATTACCGATGATTTCATGTCATTATCGAGAATAGGTAAGAAAGAATAGTAACATCCTATTCGTTTATCCCGACATGATTTAAAGAATATCAAACCGGCATCAGCGAGAGCTTTGCGAGACTTACGCAATGTTTTATCCCAGATATTCAAAGAAGTGCATAAAACTGCGCTACGAGCTTCAAATACTTCTTTCCAACCTTTTTCATTACAAATAGATATCAACTCATAGTAGAGAGCTTGATCTATTGCCGTAAGATAAGTATCATCCCTAACCTTTCTAAGTTTTGATATTAGTTGATAACTGTTCATAATCTAAAATATCTATTTGCAGTACATTCATCAAAGGATTTTACACGTTCAATAAGCCGTTTCTGTCGTTGTCTGAATGCTAAATTATTATCATACTTATTGTGACATTCTCGACATAATCCGACGATATTAAGAGGATTTGTGTAATGTTCCGGATACATGCTCTTTGAAACCAAATGAGCGGCATCTGACATGGGTTTACCACAAATTGCACAATAGGGTGGTAATGCCTTCTTTATATTAGCCACATCCCTATTTCGTTTAGCCTGTTTATTACTTACCTGTCTCATATATAATATTTAAATGTCCACTAATTAAAAGCCCCGAAGCGTATTCTCCGGGGCACAACCATTATTCACATTGATGTGTGGCTCACATTTATGCGGTGGTAGCAGGACTTGCACCTGCACGATAGGAGTTTCACTTAGTTTTATTGCCGTTGGTGTAGTTTCGCCAACCCATACATTGTCTTTTTCATTTTACACGGGACTCCTGTTCATTTCCGTCAATCTTTCAATTGCACTCTGTCACATGTCCGACTACCCGCAACCTATCTATAAGTATGTCTCAGCTTTAGCGTCTCTCATTGTTCCGCCATACCACCATGTTCGCCAACTCTATCTTCACAGACCGAGCAGGCAGGCTAACAAAGTAGTTCCCGGATAAACAATCAAGCTACACCGGGAGTAATTAATAAAATTAAAAATCTAAGACCGGGGCACTCTCCCGACGGTGTCCTTTTCACCGGCATTTTTTTGTTAATAATTAAATTGATTTATTGTGTATTTTTGCATGGCAATCCTCACAAAGAGTAACAAGACAATCCAAATGGGATAATTCATTGCCCACAATAGATATACCGCTCACTTTATAAGTTTTATGATGAACTTCAAGAGAATAGGATTTTCCACACATTTGGCAACGATGCCCGTCACGGATACGAACCTTTCTTTTTACTTCTTCCCAATATGGGTTATTCCTCAGACTCTTCCGATAATTCGACGGCCTCCCCTTCTTGTGTGCCAATCTCGTCATTGGTTTCCTCCTTTCTCCACGGACTTTTTTCAATTGCTACTCTATGCCATTCATGACGTTGTATAGGAATTACCTCCCCATTATCCTCATCCAGAAAATCTTCGATCCAATTTTCTAACCAAACATCCATACCATCTTCTTCCCATACTTCTACCACATCTTCACCCTTACCGAACTTGCGTAGATTTTTACGGGTATCTTTTACATCAATATTTGGTAACTCATAGCCAAGTGACTTAAATGCTTCTTGATTCTTTTCGCCAGAATTGAAAAGGTCATTGTATTCATGCTTCGGAATTTCCTGAACCAATGCCAAACGGAATGCATCATTTACCCATGAATAATACAGATAATATCCCATAACAGGAATACGGAAGGTATCGATCATCTTAAGAGGATAATCCTTAATTCCTTTCTTCGCAAGATTTACCAAATCTTTAAATTGAGTATGCAAGGAGGTTATTTTAGCTTCATACTCTTTTTTAGCAGCATTAAATTCGGATTTTAAAGCTTCCAATTGACTCTCTAATTCCGGCATCTGTTCCTCGGCAATCTCACCATAATTTGCACGAATGATAGATATTTCATAATCATCCATCACACGGTTAGCAATTACATCTTTTTCTTGAATGGTTACGAAGTGTTCTGAAAGCTTCTTCTTTACATCGTCCATACAGACACAATCAGAAAAAATAATCTCTGGAAATTTCACTGTTGACGGAAGTTTGAAAGTTATCTCTTCCGGTTCATAATCTTTTAAATCAATCATTGTTTTATGGGTTTTAATAAATTCCCAAAGAAGAAACATACTCCTTTGGGAACTTTTCTTAATTTTGGAGCTGTCAAACTTTAAAATTAAGTGTTATGGAAATTTTATTTAGAAAAGCAATTACCGAACAATCTAATAATTTTATAACTATTAGAAGAATTAAATCAAAAGATGGAGTTAAAACTTTTATTTCTTCAGGTACATTCACTGATAAAAAGTCTATAAGAAGCTATGAATTAAGCGATAATGAAATAAAAGATTTATCCAATATATTTGATAAATTAATTAACTGTCCTGATTTTCTTCTTTCTCAAGATTCCATGACTGAACCTTTTGAAGAAGTCGAATTGCTTGAGTAATATTATATTGGGTTTCTTGTGATACTTCCAAAGCGATATAATCTGAACTATAATCATTTTCATTTCTTTGGATATCTAAAACCTTTCGACCATCTAAGATTATTTCTATTCTTTTCATAATTATTCAAAATCATCAATAGCAACCGGATGGAGCAATTTTTGGCTCCATTCCGGAAGCTGCATGTCAATTATTCCACGAGCACCTTCTTCCGCATTTGCGTCATAACCGGGGAAAAACTTCTTATCAAAGCAATCCTTTACAATAGAAAGTGCATAGTGATACTTATATTTGCCATTCGCCAAATCGTCCGGTGCCCAGAAAAGAACAGCAACATCATAGGGTTCAACTGTCTGTAACATAATCATTATCGTCACATTAAAGTCTCTGCCTGTTATACTGCTCATTACTTCTTGATACATACCTTCCGACAACTCATATTTGAGTTTGGCACAATCATAATAGAACTTACCGAGATCATCGGCTCGTGTGGTCTTAAAAGAAATTACGGCATTTACACCGATATTCTCTTTTACATTAAAATAATCCGGCCTTACACGTACATTTAATCCTGTTTCTCCATCTTTTCCGTAGAAAGAGACCTCGGAATAAGCACCTTTGAGTATCTGAGGAATTATACCGCCACCATACCAATAATAATTTCTTTCCAGAGCTTTTATTATCATGCTCATTTCTTCACTGATAAAAGAATATCCTAAATCTATACACTGCTGTTTTTTGTGATCCCGATAATCTTTTAAATCGTTGAAATTCCATCTTTCTGATGGGTGATCTTCTTCAACATCTGGAATATAATTCTTATCATTTGAGAGTAGGTCTTCGTAGAATCTTATCATACAGAGAACACCTTCTTTCGAAGATTGGCTACATTTAGGTTCTACCTTTACAAGCTCGAATAAACGTGGTTCTAAAAAAGCCATGTGAGCAAAAGTTCCTAATTGAAAACATGGTCTTTCCTTTTCCTCAAAGACTCTTTCGTAGTCGTAATAGAAAGAACGAGGTGTTTTAAGTGCATTCTTTAAATTTGAAGATGATATATAATCACTCTTCAGATAAAGTTCCATCGGATCACGTTTTACCAATCCGTTTATGCTAAGTTCTTTCAGGTCGATATTAATAGGAGGATTGTTGCAATTCAAGGAAATAAAATCAAGCATTTCCTCTTTGGTAGGGTAATCATCCGGATTATAAGCGGAAGGATTGAGTTCTTCACCTTCCTCACAATCGTTCAAATCAATATCATCCCACATCTGGCAAGTTTATGCGTAAAGGTTTGATAGACCAGTTATCAGAAGAATTTGCATTTGTCTTATTCTTCTTTCTGCCCATATATGTTATTTTTAGCATTGTACCTTTTTTAATTATGCCATCTTCAAAATAAGGTTGTAAAGCTCCAACCAACCTTACAGAGCCGTTCATTGTAGTAGTCAAATCACCATTTTCATTTTGCTCTGCAAATATGACACAATCCAAATCGATTAATTCACCATTGCTTTGAGACAATACTTTTTGAGGTTTGATATCCAAGAAAATAACTTTCTTAAATTCACCCGGATTCACAGGAGACCAATAATTACCACACAAATCTACGGGAAGTTCCTTTGCTTCTTTCAAAGAAGGAATATCCCCAGATAAATCAATTGTCTGTACGTCAAGAGAAGATTCTTGTTCTCTAAGAATCAAATCCTTTTCATTATTATCCATGATCGTAAAAATTTAAAGGGTTATATAATAGAATTATAGACATTACTTGTTAAGTTATGAAAGTTATTCAACTTCGCAGGTATAGCCATTTTCGCGCATATAATCTGAAATATCGTCTTTGGATATGGAATCCAGTAATTTAGTAGAATCTCTTCCATCTACTTCTGCTGTTATCCTGATATATCCATTTCCAGTCATACTGGTCTCTATCTGAACGCTTGTCGCATCCACATCTATTGATATTGTTTTCATACTTTAAAGTATTTTTTAGCCTGTTCCACGGTAAGGAAACCGTCATTCAAAATTTTTGCACATATCTGTGCTATTGAGTCGCTTTCGCATACTATTTCGAAAGAGAGAGGACGTTTGTCACCTATCACGCTTCGCCCATCAACGTGACAGCCTATCGGATCGCCGTCCGTCAAAAGGGATTTAAGCCTTTCGATTTCGATCTGATACATCTCTATTTCTTTTATAAGATCTTTGTTCTCTTCTTGTAATTTCATCTTATTCATAACAATTTCATTCTTAAAGAAAAATCAACCTTTTTCAGTTGTTTTCTTGAAATCAACTAAAATCGATTGATTCTACATATTCTATTAAATATATCTTATTCTCAATAATACCTTTACAGGCCTGTCTACCATAGCAGAAAAAGCATCCAAGATCTGTTCTTTTACAATCTTGACAGGCTTAGAGATGATATCGTGATCTATAATCTCTAAAGGTACTTTCCGCCCATTATATGTGATAAGGGTGGCGGATTGTATGATGTAAGGTTTAATCATATGATACCGATATTACTTTGCAAGACCTTTCAGAATCTTACGGTAAAACCATACAGAATACAGGATACCGAAAACATTTATCCACAAATTCAATTTTCCTGTTTCCGGATCTACATCATTAAACATCAACAAGCATGGCAAAGCCAACAAGTTAAGCAATAGTACGTTCAGTATAATTTTCATTTTTCTTCTTTTTGGGAGATTTACGATATTTGATTATTGCATATTTCAAGACATCTGCTGCATTGCAGTACCACTTTCCATTTTGCTTGTTAGTTGGTTTATCGCTTCTGATCTTACCTTCTTCAATTAATTTTAGAAGTCTACCCAACCCTCCCACCATGCTTGCAGCTTTCCTTTGGCCGAAAGTCTCCCTATCCATGATGGCGAGAATATTCGCCAATCTCATATCCGGAGTACCATCAATAAGTATGTCCGGTTTTTGATTGTTATAAGGATATATCATAATTTAAATTAGTTAAAGCCATTGTTTTTAAGAAAGAAGGAAGTTTGATAAACTCAAATCAACATTCCGCCTACCCGTAATTCTAACTGAAATGGTATTACGGGCACGAGAAGAAAACCGAATTCTACGCATATCAAAGTAGCTACAAGTAATCTGTATAGTAAAAAAAAGGATTGAAAAAAATATTTCCAATCCGTGCTTCCTTATCTCTTTCAGATCAAAGTTCTTCTTCGCCCTGTCACATAGCAAAAATAAGGTTAGTTCAACATTGTTATTAATACCTAACTTTTTATGAATATCCCTTATCTGAGCTTTTATCGTCCACACAGATTTTTGTAAGACATCTGCGATTTCAACAGGAGTATGCCCCTTTGCCACTTCATTTGCTACTTGATATTCACATTGAGTCAAAGGTTCCATTAGGACAACCGTTTAACAAAGTATATTCGTTTCACCTCATCCGCCCCTATCACATCCCATTGCTTTTCACCCCATGAATCACGTTCCTTTGAGGATTTCACAGAGTATAAAGATGATTGCTTCACATTAGTAAATCCAAATATCTGCCCAATTTCCATCTCTTCAAATCCCGGTCTTAAGTCTGAGGTATACTTTGCGACTTCCATACCTCTGGTACGAAGTACATTTTCTGTAAGTACAGGTAATTTATTTGCCATAATATTTATTTTAGTTTATATATAATGTGCCCTGCCCGATTCTCACTACCGGATGCCAGTTACAAGCTGTCAACAGGACTTATAAAGCAAATACCACGATTTGCCGACCTTAGTCTAACTGTTTATTTTTACAACGATGCCTGTTTGACCCTTACAGCAGCATACATCGTTGTCAAGTTATGACTACTTTACATCGTCAGATTTCGTCAGAGGATAACTTGAAAACCTCAATTTTCCATTATGTCAAAGATCGAATTAACATAGTGCCTGTAGAAGATATTCTCTACGCCCCTACAGGCTAAATGACTTTTAAAATTTCCCCGGCTGGTATCCCTTGCTATCAGCGCTGAACATCGCAGGAGCCTTATGCCGGATTACAGGACTACCTTTTTGGAAATCTTAATTTATTTAGGCACATGGTCTATTCTCCATACTGGCATAAAACCAGCAGCAATATCGCCAAGTGAAAGATTCTTAATCGGAAGAAACAGCCCCTTTTCTTTTATCTGTAACTCGTTATGGTATTCGTCTTTTTTTATTTGAGCATCAGCCCAAGACATTCTCATTGCAAAATTCAAAGAGTAGTTATAATTGCGCACATAAATCCAAGCACGCTGTATGATAGCTTTCCTATTGTACTTACCATCAATTACCAGTCTATAATCTCTCTTTTCCATATTACTAATGTTACGTCAATTTATTTAAACACCTTAAGTTGGACTATCGCCTTTCTGCCCTGTAGATGAATAACATTAGTCACTTCCATCTGATAATCAGACCAACAGGTTCCTTGTATGAAAAGACCCAAAAGATCTTTGTATTCAGATTGATTATTCTTCCCGATTAACTTCACTATGCGGCTTATCTCTTCTTTTGAAAGTATTACAATTTCACCTTTGCGCGGAAACACTTCAAGATCTATCTCCACAGCCGTATCTATGTAAATTACATCGTTATCGGACATTACACATACTTGAACTTTCATAATAATCTATTTTACTTTGGTTCTATGATTCACGAACTTATTCATTGCATTAATCTCCTACATAATGTGCTCCATAAAGCCCAGTACTATTTTGATTATAGTAAGCCGAAGATGGAGTAGAGTTATTATTATAGTTAGTAGGCTTATAGTCTGTGAAATATTTACATGAGTAGTTTTTTGCTTCATTCCAAATACGTCTCAGGCATTCACCAAATGATATTCCTCTTTCTTTCAATGCGCGGAAAAGAATGTGCGCATCGGTCATTATCTTTTTCAAATTGTACTTTTTCATTGCCTTACCTATTTTTAGTTATGTAAATAATTTGGTTATCTCAATCAAACTTCTCATCTTTGCGATGTCGTTTGTTATTTGATGTTGCAAAGATACTAACAGTTAGTATAAATACAAACTTTACAGTATTAAAAGTTAGCATATTTACAACATTTAACTAACTGTTAGTATTTTCATATATGGAAGCTTGGGAAAGAATAGAATTTATTATTGAAAGAGAAGGGATGAATAAGAATTCATTCAGTAATGCTATTGGCATTTCTAATAATGTGACTATAACAAGAATCATTAATGAACATCGTACTCCTTCACGAGCTACATGTGAAAAGATAGTTAGTGCATTTCCTTCTTATAATCTTCAATGGGTACTTACTGGAGAAGGTGAAATGCTCAATAATTCGAATCCTGTACCAAAGTACAATGAAGCCGTACCCATTCAACAAGATGTAGTATATATTCCTCTTGTCAACCAATTCGCATATGCCGGATATCTTGATGGATATTCAGATTGCACCTATTTAGAACAGCTTCCTAAAGTTCCTTTTATTGTAGATCATGAAGGACATGGAAATTATATCGCTTTCGAAGTAAAGGGGGACAGCATGAACAACGGAACCGAAGAAAGCTATTTAGAAGGTGATAGACTGTACTGTCGTGAAATACAACCTCACCTTTGGGCTACATCTAAATTACATCTCCGGAAATGGGATTTTGTGATAGTACATGAAGATGGAATTGTAGTAAAACGAATTATAGATCACGATGTAGAGAACCACACTATTACAATACATTCTTTGAATGATATGTATCCAGATCGAGTTATTGATTTGTGCGATGTTAAACAGATATTTAATGTCATAGAGTCGGTAAGACCAAGAAGGAGATAACCAAAATGCACAAAAGAGATTTTCAATATAAATCTACCCAATTTTGGCAAAATCATAATACCCCAAAGTGGATTTGCACTCATTTTCAAGCTTTAGAGTATAAAATGAATAAACTTGAAGATTTTTATTTATTATGTAATTATCCGCTTGTTGATCCCAAATTAGAGTCCATTGGAATTACCAAAGATCATCTTTTCAGATACTTGTACGAAGATTTTTATATTATATTATTAAGTATTTCAGATATTATATCTAATATTTTGAATGATATATATAAATTAAACATAAAAAAAGAGTTGCAACATTTACCATATGTACTCAACGAATTAAGTCAAAAGCATATTATTGAAAAAAATCCTACATTGCATACTACATTAAAAGAATATAACTCTTTTTTAATTCATAATAAAGAAGAAAGAAATAACAACACTCATTATGGTAAATCCCGTAATAACGTACTTAGAAAAATAGAGAATCCTAACGACACCGAAAAACTGCTTGACTATGTTCTTAAAAAAAGATATGACATAGATTTAAAAAGTATATTAAAACCAACTATTATAGAAAAAATGAATAGTCAAATCATAGAAACAGATAAATTTATAACTGAGATTTTTAATAATGTACAAACGAGATCATTCAGTTAATATTATTGCTTATGAAAAAAATTATTTTTATAACATTATCCGCTATCTTCGTCCTGTCAGGATGTAAATCAAAAGAAGACAAAGCATTAGAAGTCATCAAAAATCAAATGTTCCAAACATTATACGACTTTGAAAGCTACCAACCTATAGAAACAAAAATAGATAGCGCATTTTTATCAATATACACCGATTCCGCCATTATTAGACATGGATATATCATTAATGAATTATTGGAGAAAGTAAACAAAGCTTTTGATGAAATCAACGAATATAAAAATTCAATGGAAATTTGGAGCGACTCCTATTCTTCTTATGGAATAAAGAAATTCTATGAAGCAAAAGAAAAATATGGGGAAAAAATAGAAGAAGCTAAATTATATTCCAAAATGATAAATGCGGAATCTGACACAATAAAATTACTTGCGCAAAATATTACCCCAGATTTTTATGGTTGGAAAGTAGCACATAAATTTAGATGCAAAACCAAAGGGGGAAATTCCGAAATTGGTAACTATATATATTACTTCGATAAGAAAATAAAAAATATAATTTACCAAGAAGATATCGACAACGAAGACCTAATAAGAGCAAAAGAGTTTATAAAAGAATCCTTAGAAAAAGATACATTGTTAAGATGGTAGATATGTTATTTCTCATTTTTTAATTAGTATTAAAAACAAAGACGATCTAAAAGTATACAGAAATTAAGTAATTATAATGTACCCACAACTTTATCGCATATATGCGCATAGGTTGTTACTTGCTTTCAAATTAGTATTCGAAGTTTAGGTATAACAATCTTCAAACAAGAAATTGAAAATGAATAAAAAAATACGAGATAACTATGATAAATACTGTTCGTTTATTAATGAGGAAAAAATCCTTGCAAAGGATCAAATGATACTTGATGAAGATAAAGCAAGCAGACCCGATTTCAAAGAGAAAAGCATGTTGGCATACAGTAATAATATCCCAGAAGAAATAACATTTACTGTACAACAAAAGAAAAAAGATGAGGCAGATTTTAAATTTAATCTAAGATGTAAACCTTTTTGTGATCAACCTTTGTTCAGATATGATTCTACTGGCCCTTCACATAGAAATTCCAGTACTTCTACATCAATAGATAAACAAATGGTTACCACTCCACACTTTCATAAATTTACTTCTGACGGGAAAGAAATTGCGTACAAAACAGCAGTGTTAGAAGAAGAGAACCAAGTTAAAGCATTAAGTGATATTTCTTTATGTGTTCTTCATTTTTTTCAAGAAGCACATATAAAAGGTGAAAAATTTGAGTTAATTTCGTCCCCTGGAGAACTTTCTTTTAAAGAAGATAGCGATGCTGATCCTTTAGAAAATGTAAAATTTATAATTTAAAAATGATGGATGAAATTGTAGAACTTATCAAAAAGACATTTTACTATCTATGGAAAGTAAAAAGATATGGAAAAACCATAGAGATAATTACACCGTCATTTACAACTAATGACTGCTTTGTATCTGTTTTCTTAACCAAAAGAGATAAATATTATATAGTCACTGATGGAGGTTGGATTAGTGAAAAATACTATAACAATTTTTTTGATAATGATGATGAATGTTATTCAAGATTATTCTCTTATTATAAAGAGAAATATTCAATATGTGAGACTGAATCGAAAAACCAAGTGTACTACTACAAAAGTACAGAAAACATAGAGTTGATCCCCAATATAGTCCTTGAAATGTCTACTTTTATATCAACAGTAGTAAGTTCATCTTTTATTAAATTCCAAGATAATAAAGATAAGGACTTGCAAAAAAGATTTCGCTCACAAGTAAGCACATATCTTTCCTCTAATTTTAATAAAGATGAAGTGTCTTTTAACGGATCGATTGACGAACAATATAAAGATATTAAATTCAACGCTGTCATCAAGAGAGATAATAAATTTACTTTATTTAATTATGTAACTGGTACTACCGATTTTTATTTTAGAGGGAGTATCGGTCGCTCTAATATGAATTTTCAATTAATAAACAGAACACCTATAAAAAACAAAATATACAAACGAGTGACTGTTATTAATAATCAAGCATCTGGATACAAGATAGATAAATTAAAACAATATCTTGAGTTAATTTCAGCAGAAGCAGAATCAGAAATCATTAATTGGAGTAACAAAAAAGATTTATTAGAGATATAAATATTGCGCAAATACAACAGATGAATACCATTAATATTCATTGGTAAATCATTGAAAAATATTGAGTGTAATCAACTAATAAAAACCTATTTTTTTCCAAAACGAATCTTTGGAGTTTTTAAAATCCGTTGTAACATACTGAATAGCTGTCAGTTTACATATAAATAAGGTTCATACTGGCAGTGTCGAGGTGATCGGTTCGAGTCCGATACTCTCCACAAAAGCTGTTAATCAACAAATTAGCAGCTTTTTTTTCTGTAACTTATCTCAGTACTACTTCAAACTTAGCCGTAAAAGATTTGGTTTTAGATATCAGGAAAGATGCGTTAGCGATGAAGTTGAAGTAGGAATAAATAAAAAAGGAAGATAGTGTAAAAAGCTACCTTCCTTTAATTTCTTTTCCTGTTGGAATAAGTATTACAATATTATGTCTGTCATTATATGAAAAACTATAGTATCCAACAACATTCCTTATAATCGAACGATTTGATTAAAAACGGAAACCTATATAAAAACGGGGACCTGAAACTTTAAACTTAGTTTTTTCATCTGTATCCGAGCGGTCATATTTAACGGTCCCCCAACGCTTCTCCACTCCAACTGAAATAACTTTATAAGCTACGGAAAGACCGGAAACAAAGAAGCTGGCATATCCACCTGAATAATATTCATCGTCTGCATACATTCCTGCATAACTCGGTGCATAACGGAAATAAACACTGGCTTTCAGATTATCTATCGGATTTACCGTTACAGAAGGACCGATATGCATGCCTGCTGTAAAATGATAGGTGTCATCCTTTCCCCCTTCCTCATTATTCATTTCATATCCGGCAGCACTAATATCGAAATAGGTCCAGTCAAGACCAATCTTAATCATATTCAAGATAGGAGTCTTATGCAAATAAAATGTCTTTCCCAGTGTAATTGCAGCTCCCCATTCACTTTTAATAGCAGCATCAAAACCATCAATTTCAAGTTTTTCTTTGCTAAAACTAAAGTTACGGTACTTTCCACGCTTCCATACAGTCGCATTTTTGTCAACAGTTTCAATCTGTTTCTGTATGTTCTGCTGATTGGTTCGTAAATCTTGAATAACAGTAGTCAGCGAATCTATTTTTGCCTGTTGTAACTCCTCCTTAGAGGTTTGTGCATTTGCCGTGTAGCCAAGGCCGATAGCTAATAATCCTAATAAAAACGATCTCATATTATTTCTTCTTAAAATTAATTTGGCTGCAAAATTATTGTACAATTCATAAATTCACAAATTTATGAAAGAAATTAACTATTGTTTAAGCATTTACATTACAAATATTAAGATATTGTTCATTAATATTCTCCATTATAATTTCAAAATAAGTCTATTTTCTCCGTATCATTCTACAAATGCATTTACTTGGTGAAAGCAAGTATCCTTACATAAAATATAAATGATTTTCTCATGGTATAGTAATCTTTTGGAGTGTGATTTATGTATTCTCTCCAGTTTTTTGGAAGTAGTATTGTATCTGGTTCTTTGATTCTCATTATACCATTTTTATAGGATCATCATTGTAACCCACAGAAAATACAACTTCACGCTTCTTTATTCCATCTGACGCGAATCATAGCCTAGCCATTCTTATGTAAAAATGCTCTACAATTATAACTAATTTCCATCATATATTTTATTCCTTTATTTGTTATTTTGAAACAAATATGAAAAGAAAAAAGGTGGAGAGTAAGTGTCTATTTACTCCCCACTCTTTATTTAATCGTACAAAATTTATTTGCTATTAGAAAAT